CTGCCTTCTAGTGCAAGTCGTTCTTTGACATCTTTAGTATCAGACAAACATTTCTGTAGTTGCTCTGGATTAAACACTGGCCTACCAGTTGTTAAAAATGCTTCTTCTGGTTCTGCCGGGTATTCTTGTCTAAATAGATCAATACCATTTTGAGCAATCTTACGTCTTCTGAACATAAGCTGCTCGTCATCAAGAGCATACTCTTCTACTAAATCGTCTTCTTCAGGAGATCGTTCAAAATTCTCTGGAACAGATTCCCGGTACTCAGGATTAACATACCAAGGTATAAATACAGGAACGTAACCGTTATTACCATCCACTGCACCACGCCACAAATCATAAAAAATACCGTTAACACCATTTGCAGTGCTTTCAACAAATATTGCACTGCCTTTGGTCGCTGGCACTGCTTGTGTAAGTGCATTCCAGTTATCAAGGGCAGTAGACTTGGCCCAGAATGCCAATTCACTGGCATGGACATGAGTGAGTGTTTCACCTCTTGCAATCGCACTACCACCTGCTGTTGCCACCACGAATGAAGAGTCGAGTACGTCAAAACTGATCTCCTTTCTTGATGAATATTTAGTGTGTGGTTTTAGTATCTCTGGGCAGTTCTCATGATATCGTTTTGTCATATCAAATAATGCCCTGGTGCTGTCTGCATGGTGAGTAACCACGAGTGCTTTACAAGCTGGCTTTTGACTAACACTAAAGTATAAGTAACCACCTGTGTAAGTAGACAATCCTTGTTGCCTGGCTTTCAGTATAATTACTCGTATCTTACCTTCAGTCTTTAATTGGTTTTCTACAGCTTCATGCAGTATCTCTTGTGCTTTATTTAGTTTTAAAGGTGCAATCTCGCCTTCTTTGGTTCTGATCTTAAGTGCTGCTTTTGCATAATACTTAAAATCATTAAGTAGTTTCTTCCTTACTTCCTTGAGTTTCTTCTTCATTCTCGCCCTCTTCTTCTTTCATCAGGTCAACTAAGAAATCTTCTGCTTTCGATATTGAGACATCGGATTTAGTAGCAGGTTTTGACTTAGTAAAGTCCAGGACAAGTCTTGCAGCACTGAGTCTTTCTCTTGTCTCTCCGGGAGTGCGTATTATTTCTACGGCACATTGGAGTGCTTCTTTGGCTGCATCATCTTCTGGTATATCAAATTTCTTTGTCATAATTTCTACTGCCTTTTTTGCTTCTTCTTTCGCTTGTTTTCGTAATGGCGCAATGGTTTCTTTAGTGTGGCCATCGGGAACACCTTTTGGTCTACCAGGGTTCTTTCTTTTTTTAGTAGACCATTCTTTTCTTAATGCTCTACCTTCTGGAGTAGACATTAATGTTGCGAAGTAATTATTTTTAGGTGCTTTTTGTGGATGTATAGATTTCTTAGGTGCTTTTGCTCTAGCTTTTCTCATAGAGTGCTCCTAGTTTGTTGGGTAATAGCCAAATTCATTGAGATCATTTCCATCTGATACTAAATCTTTTACTTTTACATTTTTTGAGATTACCTCTCCTGAATCTTGTCCTGAAATACCATAGCCAGAAAAAGCATGATTTTCAGCATAAGTTTTACTGAGAGTTACAAAATCACCTACATTAATGGTTTTGATACCTTTTGGTACTGCCCTATATATAGTCACTTCTTTTTCTGGTTTACCTCTTGACTCTTGGATTACTTTAAAACTTTCCCTGTCAAATTTATTATTTGGATCACCGTAAATTCTAAGACCATTAGGACTATATATATCATCTGGAAAATACTCACCACCCCCTGTCATATCGTCTAATCGTGCACCATCTTCTCTGGGTTGATGATCCATTCGATATGAAGTACCTACTTCTTTACTTATTTTCAAATCAATAAACATTTGTATTTCAGGGGAATTTTTTACTGCTTTCCATTCAATATTTGGATAGAAAGAGTCAATCTTTAGTTTTTCATAGTTATTTATTTCTACCCCATCATATCCAGCCGCTAATGCTTTTTTTGGATTCTTGTCTAACGATTCCCATATTTTTTTTCCTTCATCAGTTTTTATATCCAGAATTGTAAAAGAACCATCAATTTCATATACATTACCTTCAGGTAAATTACCTAACTCGCCTTTTATAAATGATTTAGCTAGTAACGGATCAGTAGTTACAGAAATGTGCGGCATGAATGTTTGTTTACTTGAAGAAATAGAAACCTCAGTTAAATTTCTATTTGGAGATCCATGATAAAGTTTTGTATATTTTTTTGCGCCTTTTGGCATACGAAGTTCTGTTTGATCTAGGTTTTTTGATTCTACTTCATTTTCTTTAGGAGTCACCTCGTTTTTTTTTACAGGTTCTACACTCGGTATAGGTTTTATTGTGGGTTTATTAGCTTGCTGTGTTACAACACGATCAATATAAGGATCAACGAAAGTTACTATCAACTCTTCGTCAACATTGGCATCTGCTAAATCTTGTCTGATAGTAGATACTCTAGCTAATGGATCAATTCCTAAGTTTTCACCTAATTTATCAAGTGCACCTAATAATTTAACTTTTGCAATTGGAGGTATATCTTCTGCATTGACTGCTTCTTTTAGTGTCTTTAAAAATTCTCTATTTTCTTGGATACCTCTTTGTATGTTCGCTTCAGCACCAGAGACTTCTGCTGTAACACCTTTAGCAGCTAATGTTTTCTTATCTCTATCATTAGGATCCAGGTTAAATTGTTCCATTAAATCTGGTCTTTGGACATCTAAGAAATTTCTTAGGTTGGGTATGATTGCATAACTGGATATTCCATAACTATCGCCCATCATCAATGCGTTGAGTTCGTTGATAATAAATTTAGTACCATCTCCAACATTAGGACTATCTAATGCTTCTTGAAGTATTACTTTAAATGCCTGAACATCTTCTACACCAAGTGCATCTTGAATGATGAATTGTGGATCATCTGGATTTGTCATTTGTATGTTGTTGTCGTAGCTTTCTCTACGTGCTGTTTTTCTAGCTGCATCTCTTTCAGCTTTCTTTTTAGCTTGTGCTGCTTTCAGTATGTCTGCTTCATCTGATTCTCTTTTAGCCTTGGCACGTAAAGATGGTGCAGTAGACTCCATCAATGTAGGTTTATTTTTGTTTTGCTCTACGTATCGTTTAACAATTGATCTACGTCCAGTAAGAGCATCTACTGCTCTACCAGTACCTTGGATAGCAGCCATACCAACAGGAATCATTGGGTTGATGGAGCCTAAACCTATGGCACTTGTTGGTCTAACAACACTTTCTAAACCAGACATAAGTGGGTTGTAGTTACCACTGTTACCAATAATACCGAAACGATCTGTGTATTGAGACAATCCACCTTTTAAGCCAGTATTAAAAATACCGGTTAACTCATTTAGTTCTAGCATGATCTGCCTGGCTCTTTGGCCTTCAAAAGTATCTCCAGCAAGTTCTTCAAGTGCTAAAAACTCCTCGGAACCCACCATGCTTTTTACTTTGTTTTTACCTTGCCTAAATGCAGTGTCGGCTAAAACTTTATTCATAAGATTTTCATAACCATCTTTGTCGGTTACTTTGATCTTAGGTTTTAAATCATTTTTTATTTCTTTTAACTCACCTGTCAGTTGTTCATGTGCTACTTCAAGTGCTTGTTTGGCACCTTTTTTAGAATTTGGGTTTACATTCTTGAGGTTGAAGTTATTGGCATTTGCGACTCTAGTTAATGTATTGGCAAAACTTGCTCTTGCTTGTGCATCTTCATTATTGGCTTCTTCTGGAGTTTGATTACGGACACCAGGTATCAAAGATGTTGTAGCAGTAACACCACCAGCAGCAGTACCACCAATAATACCTTCAGCTAATGCTTCTCTTTCGTCAATTTGTAAACCAACATTAGTTTGTGCTGTTGTCCCGGCTTGCTCGATAACACTTTGAGTTCCTTCAGTAAGTGTTTCTAGTATAGTTCTTCTTAAAATACCTGATGAACCTGGTGCAATTGTATTTAGAATACCGGAGCCAGTAGACG